CACCCTATGTGCCAAGCCAAGTGCAGTACGAGATAAACGATTTGGCGACCGGGTTGCAGATTGTCTCCTTGACTCCCCTGCCAGTCGGCACCACGGCCGAAGTTGTGGTGAGCTCGCAGCAGAACAAGATCATTTCATTGACTCGTCCCTGGGAAGCACACCAGGTGATTTTTCAGATCACCGATGGTCTAGGGGATATTTTCTACGCTCGCGAGATTTTCTTTCTGATTAGGGCTCCCGGACTGCCTTGACCAATGTTTGACGAGCAACTGAGCCGGCTCTTGGAGCTTCGGCAAAATGCGTCCAAGCGGCCACCGCCGGAACAAAAAAGGATCATTACAGATTTCTCGGCGAAAGAGATCGCGGTCGGCGATGCGATGGCGCGCGAGGATTTCGAGTTCTACTGCCGCTGGATCATGCTCAGGTCCATGGGTATTCGCTGGCAGCGCGCGAAACACCACACGATCATTGCGCAGTATTTGCGCGCAGTCTTCGATGGCATCATCTTGCGGCTCATCATCTCGATGCCACCGCGGTACTCGAAAACGCAGTTCGTGGAGAACTTCCTCGAATGGACTTTAGGTAAGGTTCCTGACTCGGAGTACATCTACCTCTCGTACGGCTCGCAGCTTGCGGCCGATAAAACCGGAGAGGCGCTGCGAAATGTGCGCTCCGATGCCTACAGATCGATCTTCCCTGATGTCGTTCTCACTCGCGAGAATGCAGATGACTGGAAGACCAGCAAGGGCGGGCGAGTCTATGCGGCCGGCACCAGCGGCACTATCACCGGCATCGGCGCCGGTAAGATGCGCGATGGTTGGGGCGGCGCATTAATTTTTGATGATCCTCACAAGCCCGATGAAGTCTTCGGACCAGTGCGCGAGAAGGTCATCCGCAATTTCCAGAACACGGTAGAGAATCGCCTCAATTGGGCCAGCACGCCCATCATCGTGATCGCGCACATGCTGCACGTGGAGGATTTGCCCTCGTGGCTGCGCGCGGGCAGAAACGGTGAGACCTGGGTGCATTTGAACTTGGCCGCCATCTGCGATGATGGCACGGCTCTGTGGCCTGAGAAGCACCCGATTGAAACGTTGCGCAGGATGCAAAAATCCTCGCCCTACGTGTTTGCCAGCCAGTATATGGGCTCGCCAACGGCAGTCGGCGGCAACTTCTTCACCCGCGCGCACCTCGCCTATCCTGTCGTACACCAGGATGACGGCGACGGATTCACGCAGCGTAGCGAAAACATCTCGTACAAGGGCGTGCAGCCGGAAGATATTCCGGTACTAGATTGCGTGTACGCGGTGGTCGATTCCGCCTCCAAGACCGGCGAGACCCACGATGGTTTGGGTGTCACCTTCTATGGACTTAGGCCCGCCGATGAGGTGGCGCAGGGGAAATGCCCGCTCATCATCCTTGATTGGAACATCACGCAGATCGAGGCCGCGCTGCTGGAAGAATGGCTCCCGAATGCGGTGATGCTGCGATTGCAGGAACTCACCAAAGAGTTTCGAGTGCTGCAGGGATCTGCCGGCGTTTTCATCGAGGATAAGAATTCCGGCACGGTGCTGCTGCAGCAGGGTCGCAATTACGGCTGGCCAGTCACCGCCATCGACAACGATATGGTGGCGCTGAGTAAAACCGGACGGTGCGTGAATGTGTCCGGCTACGTGCAATCCGGCAAGGTCAAATTCCTGCAGGCCGCCTATGACAAGGTGGTCGACTATAAGGGCTTTGTGCAGAACCACATGCTGACGCAGGTTTTGACTTTTAGCCCCTCGACCGGGGATCAAGGCGCGGACGACCTACTGGACTGCTTCTCCTACGGCATCGCGATTGGGCTTGGCAATCCGGAGGGATTTTAAAAATGTCCGATGTTTTCTCCAGCGTCACAGTCGGAGTGGGCGGCTCGGATGCCTTTCGCGAAATCCTCGATGGCGAGGATATTGTCGCTGGTCTTCAGCCCTCCTATCAGCTTTGCAAGGAGATCTACCTCTACCATCCATTGGGCGCGAAGATGACCGAGGGGCCAATCAAACTTGCGATGTCGCAGGAGCGCGCGGTCACGGTGCAGGATGCACCCGATGAGGTGAAGAAGGCCTTTACCGATAAGTGGGATCAAATTGGCATCGATGATCACATATTGAATGCGCACACCCAGGCGCGCGTCTATGGCATCGCTTCCATCATCATGGGAATCGAGGGCTTTCCATCTGACAAGCCCGCTAAGATGGAAACGCTTTACCGGCAGAATGTGTTTTTCAATGTCTTAGATCCCTTGAACACCTCGGGCAGCTTGGTGCTCTCCCAGGTACCAACCTCGCCACACTTTCAAAAGCCACAGTACGTGCGCACGTATGGCGAGACTTATCACCCCAGCCGCTCGCAGGTGGTGATGAATGAGATGCCCATCTACATCTCGTACACGAATTCCGCCTTTGGTTATGTCGGACGCTCGGTGTATCAGCGGGCGCTGCAGCCACTCAAGGCATTTTTGGTGAGCATGGTTGCGGATTTGAAGATTCAGCAAAAGCTCGCCGTGCTCGTGGTCAAGATGAAATCCCCGGGCTCCATCGTCAATAAGGCGATGCAACTGATTGCGGGGTGGAAGCGCTGGTTACTCAAGTCCGCCACCAATGGCAACGTGATCACGATCGATCCGGAAGAGGATATCTCCGCGATCGATATGCAGAATGTGGACGGCGCCGGCACTTACTCGCGCAATAACATCATCCGCAATATCGAGTCCGCTGCCGATATGCCGGCTCGCATGCTCGATCAGGAAACGATGGTCTCAGGATTTGGTGAGGGCACCGAGGATGCGAAGCGAAACGCGCTCTACATACAGCGCATCCGCGTGAAGATGCGCCCAACCTACACCTGGTTCACGAACATCGTGCAGTACCTGGCGTGGAATCCAATCTGGTATCGCTCGGTCATTCAAGCCAAGTACGAGGAGTACAAGAACCGCACCTGGGAAGATGCGTTCATGCAGTGGCGCAACGATTTCCAGTCCGAGTGGCCATCGCTCTTAATCGAGCCGGAATCGGAGGAAATCAAAAAAGAGGAAGTGAAGCTCGAGGCCGTGGTCTCGATCTTGACCACCTTGCTCCCGGTTTTGGATGCGCACAATCGAACCATACTCATTAACTGGGCATCCGATTGCTTCGGCGAGAATAAGCGGCTCTTCCCACACGAGATCGAACTTGATTGGGAGGCGCTGGAATCCCACATGGAAGAGAACGAGGAGCGCGAGGAGGAGACTCACGAGGCCACCATCAATCCTCCGGCGACCGGCGCTCCTAAGAAACTGCACAAGGTCGCGGATGCCGCCGGCGTGCACGAGCAGCTCGCGCGCCTGCGACACGCGGTCGATGAATATGCGGAATTGAAGCGCCCAAAACCGAGACTTGCGGCGAGTGCATGAAATTCTCAGAAGTGGTGAATCTCGCCATCGATGATTTGCTGGAGCACGGATTTGACTCCAAGGCCAGGCTAGACAAGTGGCTGATGGAGATCGCGGCCGCGGCCAAGCGATCCTTAGTTTCCCAGGCGAAACTGAAGGCGACCGTGCGCAATGTGCTGGAGCGCACTTTTCGCTCAGTCACGACGCCAGCCCAGATCATGCGAGTGCATCGAGGGGTCGATCAGTTCACGCTGAAGCGGGTGAAACCACGCCTGCGCGCGGAGTTGGACCGGCGCATCATCGCATCCGCAGATTTGATCGTCTTGAATCGCGAGGCCTCCATTGCTCGCACGTTGCAGAGATTCGCCGGATGGGCGACGTCGATACCGGCCGGAGGATCAGAGGTCGGCAAACGCAAGGGGGCTAAGAAGAATGTGCGCCGGGCCATTGCGGCTCTGCCATTCGAGGAACGCCGGGTGGTGATAGATCAGGGACATAAACTGGTCTCCGCTATATCGGACATCATCGCCACGGATGGCGGCGCGATCGCCGCACGCTGGCGCCACGTCGAGGAAGGTCCGCCAGCTTACGATGCGCGGCCAGATCACGTGAAGCGTGACGATAAGATCTACATCATCCGCGATGCCTGGGCGAACAAAGATGGTTTGGTCAAAGGGCCAATGTCGGATGAGATCACC